GACAAAGTGTTCCCTGCAATCTATAAGAAGTCAAACACAAATAGTGCTGAGGACAGAATGGATAGCATCATTCGTATAATGCAGACAAAGAAAATTACAAGCGTAACAAGTTGGAACATTTTAAATACAAGTACTGTATTAGGTAGCTTTACAAGTTATGGTTATGCAGGACATTTAAACGACCCAAATAATTCAACAAGCGATATTAACTTTGGCGCACCTAAAGAATTACAATTTGCACCCACTAACTTTACTGAGTTTAATGTGTTTAACGAATTTCATAGCCCTTACCTTGCAGAGATTACAAACAAGGATAGTAAGCTATTAAGTTGCTTTGGTTTATTAGACATAGTAGACATTTTCAATTTAGATTTTAGCAAGTACGTTTATATAGACGGGGTATTGTTTAGACTTAATAAAGTTGAGAACTTTAACCCTATGGAATACAACACTACTAAACTATCATTTTTAAAAGTGATTAACACAAAATACCCAACAATATAAGATATGGCAGAAAATCAACTATCGTTTGATATAAAAGTAGGCGGTAACCAAGAACAAGCATTAGGCTCTTTAAAATCTCAGTTAAAAGAAGCGCAACAAGAGGTACAAGCTTTATCCGATAAGTTTGGGGCAACTTCTAAAGAAGCTATTGAAGCTGCAAAAAGAGCAGGAGAATTAAAAGACAGAATAGGCGATGCAAAAGCTTTGACTGATGCCTTCAATCCAGATGCTAAGTTTAAAGCCTTAACCGCTTCGCTTAGTGGTGTAGCCGGTGGCTTTGCAGCAGCACAAGGGGCGATTGGTTTATTTGGTGTAGAGTCAGCAGAAGTAGAAAAAACTTTGTTAAAGGTACAATCTGCAATGGCTTTATCTCAAGGCTTACAAGCAGTAGGGGAAAGTGTAGATAGTTTTAAACAATTAGGTGCAGTTATAAAAAGTACAAGCGCATTTCAAGCTGCCTATAATTTTGTAATTGGCGAAAAGGTTGCAATACAGAAGGCAGATGCGGTAACAACAGTAGCCGCAACAGTAGCAACTAAAGCACAAGCAGCGGCAACCAATAGTTCAACAGTAGCTACAACTGCTTCAAGTGTTGCTTTAAAAGTATTTAGAGGGGCTTTACTTGCAACAGGAATAGGAGCAATAATTATTGCCTTAGGTTTACTAATAGCAAACTTTGGTAAAATAAAAGCTGCAATCCTTAATGCAATACCAGGTCTTGGAAAATTTGCCTCTACTGTTGGAAATGTTATTAACTCGTTTACTGATTTAATAGGAGTAACAAATGCGGCTTCAAGGGCAGAGCAACAAAGACAAGCAATCTTTGCAAAATCTTCTGCTAATACTAAAGTAGTTAATGAAGGGATAGAAAGGCAGATTAAATTAATACAAGCACAAGGAGCGGAACAAGGTAAAGTAGACGTACTTAGAAAGCAACAAATCAATAATGAATTAAATGATTTAAGAAAAGCCGTAGATAGTAAAGGTCTTTTGTATGGTGAACAATCTAAAAGATACAAAGACTTACAGAATGATTTGCAGGTAATTGATGCTGTTGCTCAAAAAACTAAAGAAGACAATGCTAAAAAAGCTAATGAGAAACAAACAAAAGCTGATAATAAATATGCAACATCTACAAAAAAATCAGCACAGGAAATTGCTAAAGAAAAAGCAGAAGCTGAAAAGGAAGCGCAATTAATATTAGCAGAAGCAAGTAAAAAATTAAAGACAGACCAAGAGCAAGAGTTATTAAATATAACAGAAGCTTATGCAGAAAAGCAAAAGAAATTATCTTTAGCAGGTATAAAAGATAATGGAGATTTAGCAGCAGCAGAACAAAAAGAAAAGAAAGCGGTATTAGATAAATTTGCAAAAGAAGAAAAAGATTTAAAAGATAAAAATGAAAAAGATGCAAAAGACAAAGAGGCTGCATTTCAAAAAGAATTAAATAAAATTACTCTTGAAACAAAGTTAGAAGGTATTGTAGACGAAAACGCAAAGGCAAGAGAACAATTACTTACAAGCTACGAACAACAAAGAAAAGATATAGATGCTAATGAAAATTTAACTGCTGAACAAAAGAGTGCGTTAAAGATAGCGTTAGCAACTAAAGAAACACAAGCTTTAGCTGCTTTAAAATTAACAGAAGATAAAAAGAATGCAGCACAAGAAATAAGTGATTTAGATAAAAAAATAGCTAAAAATACTGCTGATTTAGAAATAGAAAGAAATTTATTAAAAGAAAAAGATATACTTCTTAAAGATGCGTATGCTAAAAAATTAATAACAGAAGAGCAATTTACCGCAGGAATAGATGCTAATGCAAAGGCAAGAACTGAGATAGATAAGCAAGAGACAGAAGCTAAAGTTAGAAACGCAGAAATCGCTTCTCAGTTATTAAACACTATTGCTGATGTACTTGGTAAAAATACTGCGGCAGGAAAAGTAGCAGCTATTGCTTCAACTACGATTGATACTTATTTAGGCGCACAAAAAGCATATACATCTCAGCTAATACCTGGAGACCCTTCGTCTCCTATTAGAGCGGCTATTGCTGCCGGTATTGCAGTTGTAGGTGGTCTTAAAAACGTTAAGTCAATATTAGCAGTAAAAACACCTGGCGGCGGTGGTGGTGGTGCAGCTAACATTTCTGCTCCAAATGTGTCAGCAACTGCACCAATAGCACCTGCACAACCACAAGCAGCTACTACAAATATTAGCGCACAATCAATAAATGCTTTAGGTAATCAAGCAACGAGAGCCTATGTTGTAGAAAGCGATGTAACCAATAGCCAACAACGTATGGCAGCTATTCAGCAAAGGGCAAGATTTGGTTAAATGATAACAATTTAAAACACTTAATATTTAAAGATATGGACTTACCTGTTTATTTATTAGACATTAGCGAGGATATGAATGACGATGCCGAGGTCGATTATGTGGCACTCGTTGACAAACCTGCTATACAAAAGAACTGGAATGCATTTAAAAATCAACAACGCTTTCAAGTGGTTAGCGAAGATAAGCGTATTATTTCTGGACCTCTTATGCTTGCTGACGTACCTATTTTTAGGAGCGATGCTACTTATGGCGATTACTATGTTGTCTTTTCTAAAGATACTATTTTCAAGATTGCGCAAAAGTTTTTCAAAAGAGGCTACCAATCAAACGTGAATTTGATGCACTCGCCTGACAAACAAGTCGAAGGTGTTACTATGTTTGAAAGCTTTATAACAGACAAAAGCAGAGGCATACAACCAATGAAAGGTTTTGAAGATGCACCAGACGGGTCGTGGTTTGGTAGCTTTAAAGTAGATAACGAAGGGGTGTGGAACGATGTTAAAGAGGGTAAATTCAAAGGCTTTAGTGTAGAGGGATTGTTTACTTACAAGACAAAGCCAAACAAAGAACAAGAACTTATGAATGCAATAAAGGAAATATTGCAGAGGGTTAAATGATAAACAAAATCTTTTATTAATATTTAAACAAAAAGAATGATGAACGCAAAAGATGCAATTATGCAAATTAGGGCTTTGTTCGAAGATATGCCAATGGATGCTCCTGCACCTGTTGAAGCACCAATCGAAGAAGTACCTGTTACATTCGCTGAGTATAGCCTTATGGACGGAACGAAGGTTATGGTAAGCGAACTTGCTATTGGTGGCGAAGTTACTTTAGCAGACGGAAGTCCTGCTCCTGTTGGCGAACACCAATTAGCTGACGGCACTAAAATTGTTTTAGACGAAGATGCTAAAATCTTATCTATTGAAACTCCAGAAGCAGAAGCTAAAGAAGCTGACGAAAACCCTGCTGAAATGGGTAAAAAGTATGATGAGAAAATGGCTGACGAAATTACAAACTTAGTAGCTGAAAACGAAAATCTTAAAACACAAGTAGCACAATTAGAGGCAAAAGTTAAGAATGGCTTTAGTCAAGTAGCTGAATTAATAGAGGCACTTACTAAGACACCTAACGCTGAACCTATTGCGCAACCAAAACAAACCTTCGGTTCTAACGTAACAACTCACAATATGAAGTACGATAGAATTGAAAAATTTAGAAACGCTTTATTAAACAAATAAAAATAAAATAAAATGGGATTTGATGTATCTGCATTAGCAAACTATACAAAAGAAAACGAGGCTCTACTTGTAACATCTTCTGTATTAGGTTCAAAAACTGCGACTCTTATTAAGAGCGCTGGTGGAATTATGGTTGGAGTTAAGAGTTCTGAGAAGATAAATATAATGCAAACTGACGCTATCTTCCAAGATGGTGCTGCTTGTGGTTTTACTGCTTCTGGCTCTACAACTTTCACTCAAAGAACTGTAACTCCGGGTAAGATTAAAGTAAACGAAGCTTTATGTCCTAAAGACTTAGAAGCAAAGTATTTACAAAAGGCTTTACCAACAGGTTCAAGTTATGACTCAGTACCTTTTGAGCAAGAGTATAGCGAAAAGAAAGCTAAGACTATCGCTGCTCAATTAGAGACTGCGCTATGGACTGGCGATACCGCTTCTGTCAATGTTAATCTTAATAAATTTGACGGGCTTGTAAAATTAATAGGTGCTGCAACAGGTGTTGTTGCTGCAAACGCTTCTACTTTTATTAGTGGTGCGCCTTTATCTACTATTACTGCTGCTAACGTAATATCTATCTTTGATGGTGTTTACGCTGCAATCCCTGCACAAGTTGTAGCTGCTGACGATATGACTATCTTCTGCGGTCAAGATTTATTCCGCACTTACACTATTGCTCTTAAGAATGCTAATAGCTTCTCTTATAACGTAGATGTAAAAGCTGATAGCGAATTTATCTTACCAGGTACTACAATCAAAGTTATTGCAGTTGCAGGTCTTAACGGAACTAACAAGGTTTACGCTATGCGTTTATCTAATATGTTCTTAGGTACAGACTTATTGAACGAAGAGGAAAAATTTGAAATCTTCTACGCAAAAGAAGCTGATCAAGTTCGTTTTGTATCTGAGTTCAAAATGGGTGTAAACGTAGCGTTCCCAGACGAGATCGTTAAGTTTATCTTAGCATAATTATTGGGGGGTTT